ACCGACAAGGCGCTTAGGGAGGATGCTCGCGTTCACACCGATATGAACGCCGTCCCCGATCTCGCAGAGGCCGCAGACGACAGCGCCGGGGGCAATCTCCACGTCCTCGCCTATCAGAGCGTCGTGCCCAACATGGACGTGTTTAAGGAGCCACGCACGAGCACCCACACGGGTCGGCCGCTCATAGCCCGCGTCCACCGTGACATACCCCTCAATACGCGCGGTCGGGTCGATCACGGGCGCGAAGATCGGACTGTCCGGCGTCCACTCCCTGCCCTCGGGAGGGTCGCCGATGATGGCCGTTGGGTGGATGCCGCCTCCGTAGGAGATGAACACGCCGCCCAGCCTACTCATCGTGGCGATTGTGGATGGCCTCGATCCCGCTGTCGAGCGGCATCAGCGACTCGCCGCCACCATACCGGGGCTCCCTCAAACGGTCCCCACGCCTTGGCGGGATGATCTTCACGTTGTCGCGGCCGACGAGCCGGGCGGCCTCGTCGATCATGAACATAGCCTCCCCAGGATCACGGGTGTACCGGCCCGGAGGAAGCTCAGCGACCCTCAGCAGCAACGCGACTGCCTGCCGCATCGTGAGGAAGTAGCGGTAGCAGGACGTGACCGGCAGCGGGGGTTTCATGCCGGCCCATATCTCGAACACGTTCCCGGACGCTTCCCTGACGTTGTAGAACCGGGCGACACTCTGCCCCGCGTTCAACGCCAGGCGCTCCGCTATGAGCTTCGTCGCGCCATACACCGTCTCGGGGTTGCACGCCTTGCACGTCGAGGTCAACACGACCCTGCAGCCTGCTGGGGCGGCCTGTAGGACGTTCCTGGTGCCCTCCACGTTGATGCGGGTCGCTTCCCACGGCTCTACCTCGCCTTCGGGGGCATGCTTCGCGCCAGCACAGTGAAAGATCACGTCGGGCCGGACACTTCCCACCAGGGTCCAGAGGGTTTGCAGGTCGAGAATGTCTACGCCCGTCACGATGTCAAAGCCGACAACGGTGTCACCGCGCGCCTCCAAGACCGGGGCGAGGGCTTTGCCGACGCTGCCCTCACTACCGGTGATGAGGACTCTCATGCGGCCACTTGCGCGAACACGCCGTCACCGGGCCACCCCGGGGCTAGGTCATGGACGCGGGGATTGCCCAAGCCGATCCACCGCTCGCTCCCCCAGCGATCCTCACCAGGCACAGGCGGCAGCGTGTTCAGATAGGCGCAGGTCGCGAGCCAGTAGTTCCCGCCGAAGAACGGGGTCGGACCCATCGTGGACTCTCCGAACACGTCCGGGTGCAGCCAGTGGCAGCCCACCGCGTCGTAGCCTTCTTCGAGGATGCTGCGACAGTTCTCCCAGCCTTCCACGACGTGGTGAGCCATCGAGCGACGCCAGCGGTCGTTGAAGTCCGTCGGCTGGGATGCGCCCTTTGTGTGGGCGTAAAGCACGGCCGTTTCCGGGTGGGTCAAGGCCCAGATCCGTACAAGTTCCATCGTGCCCTGCTCACTCTCGGGAGGCACGGGGATCGGCGTCGTGGAGAGCCCTGCGTCTCGGAGGATGCCATCCAGCTGGAGCCGCTTCTGCGCATCACCGGCCGCGCCAACGATCACCGGCCCGTCAAAGGTGATCAGGGCTTCTAGATGCTCGGCCACGATCGTGGGCCACGCCTCGTTCTCCAGGTATGCATGGTAGAAGTGGATGGCCTGCATATCATCGCCTCCTCGCTCGGTCCTTACGGTGCTCTCGGTCGACTCGGCTCGCTCCTGCAAGACGGTGCTCTCTCCGCTGGCGGCTCGCTCAATTGCCCCGGTGCTCTCATTGGATGCGGCTCTGGTACCGTACACGAAAAGCACCCCCGCGCTGAGCTAACAGCCGGGGGCAGGCCACACCTAAACAGGAGGCGTGACATGCAGGAGACTACCGCAGCATCCCTTACCAGCGACGCGGCCATATCGCTCCCACGCGACTTGAAGGAAGCCGCCGCCACACTCGGCCGTGACGAGGCACGATTTCTGGTGGACCTCTACTACCAGATGCAAGACAACCGCATCCGTGCCGCAGCCCAGGAGCGCCAGCTTCGCAAGACCGAGGAGCCGCACGCGACGCTCGCATGGTTCACCGGGCAGGCGGAGACTCTTGAGAACCAAGTCAAGCGGGCTCTCGACTCCTACTCCAGCGGGCAGCCGCTCGGCGAGTGGGCCAAGAGCATCTACGGCATTGGCCCTGTGATCGCCGCTGGGCTACTCGCCCACATCGACATCGAGAAGGCCCCGACCGTAGGGCACATTTGGGCGTTCGCGGGACTCGACCCGACACGCAAGTGGGAGAAAGGCGCTAAGCGTCCGCACAACGCCGCCTTGAAGCGCCTCTGCTGGATCGCAGGCGAGTCCTTCAAGCGGTTCTCCGCACACGAGGATTGCGTCTACGGGCACGCATACCGCGACCGCAAGGCGTACGAGCTGGAGCGTGACGAGCGCGGCGGGAATGCCGAGTGGGCCGCCAAGTCCCTCGCAGAGCGGAAGATCCAAGACAAGGCCCTCCGCGAGACATACGAGTCCGGCCACCTGCCAGCAGGCCGGCTCGATCTACGCGCTACCCGCTGGGCCGTCAAGCTCTTTTTGGCCCACTATCACCACGTCGGCTACGTCCTCGTGATGGGAAAGGAGGCGCCCAAGCCCTATGTCATCGAGCATCTAGGGCACACGGATTACGTCGCCCCGCCGAACTTCCCTTGAGCCGCTGTAGGTGAGAGCACCGAAGATCGGGAGCGAGCCGAAGACGTTGAGAGCACCGGCGGCTATGAGCGAGCCGTTTCGCGAGAGAGTCCCGATAGCGCAGAGCAAGCCGCGTTTGAGGAGAGCACCGTGTCTAGTGAGTGAGCCGAACTTCTGGAGAGCACCGATGCCATCGAGCGCACCTACCGAAAGAGGCCCATAGGGTTGCCCCGCCGCATGTTGAAGGTGGAGGGCTCGTTCTGCCCAACCCAAAACTCAGCCGCCATTCGGTCGTCCGTACCGCACGGCGGGAGTGTACGCAGATAGGCGGCAGAGGCCAGCCAGAAATTGCCAGAAAAGTGCGGCGGGGTGCCGTCGTCTATCCAATGAGCGCCAGCCAGGTCCGCCCCCGCTTCGATCCCTCGCAGCGCGTCGGCCCACCGGGAGACGACGTGCTCGGTCATGGACCGGCGCCACTCGATCTTCCACGGCGCAGGGTCGGACGCCGCCTTGGTGTGGCAGTAGAGGATGGCCTGGTCGTGCTCCTGGGCGTAGGCGTGCAGCGGGGCGAGCGTCACCTGCTCAAAGCCCGAATCGGCTTCCGCGGCTACCTGGACATCCCCGAGAGCGTTCAAGGCTCTTAGGCGGCTCTCCTGTGGCCCTACGAGGCCAACGTGGATGGGTCCGGGGAACTCGCTGGCGCGCAGGGCGGCTAGCAGCTCGCTGACGGGCTCCTCCCACGCACCGGCACTCCAGACATGGAGGAAGCAGGTAGGGGGAGTCATGCGGCCTTCCGAGCGCCACGCCGGTTGGCGAGTGCCTGGCTCCACGCCTCCTGCCATCTCCACCCGTTGTCCTCGTAGAGATGGCTCGCTCGGATAGTCTCGCGCCCCTGCTCCGCCATCTCCCACCGCAAGCTCTCATCCTGGATGAGCTGTCGCACCGCTGAACGCCAGTTACGGGCACGGTCAGCAGCGAACAGGGCGCCCCCGACTGCCGCATACTCAGTGCGCGGGGAAACGACCATCGGCACGCCCCGAGCTAGGCCCTCCAGCAACTTCAAGGATGACTTACTGGAGTTGAATGCTGTGTCGGCCAGCGGGGCTATACCGACCGTCAGCCGACCTAGCGCCATGTGGTAATCCTCGACACTCTCGATCCACGGCAGCTCGTCCGGCTCAACAGCAAGCCTCAACCGCTCACGCACCCCCTCGGCGGACCCGATGACCTCGAACCGCCAGTCGTTCTGCAACGCTTCGCCTACACCGCCACGAGCGACCTCCAGATCCCCCGGATGGGTAGCGACACGCCCCGCCCAACCAACCGTGTGCCCATCGCTGAGACACGGCATGTCGAGCATCGCAGCAGGCACACAGTTTCGTAGGACGGCGACGCGGCCGTGTGCCCCATAGCGCTCCGCGAGAGCAGGCGTAGAAACCGTCACAAGGTCCGCGAGCTGGCAGCAGCGCGACGTGAAACGATGATGAATCTCCGGGTGAACATGCCCCGCATGCAACGCAGCAGACGAGTTCTCCGGGTGGACCGCACGCAGATCATCGTCAAGGTCCACGACGACCGCGACGCCCTGCGCTTGAAACTGTTCGATGAACATCACCTGATCGCTATGCGCCGGCCGCTGAAAGACTACGACGTCGGCGTCCACGGGCTCCACTACACGCCGAAATGGCTCCCTCGGGTTCCGCCGCGAATAGCGCGCCATGAGCTGCGCCACAGGCTTGCACTCCCCCTCAACACCGGACACCCGTAGCGGCTGCTGACAGCGCACATACCCGCAGCCACTCAGGTCCGTCGGCAACAACAGGACTCTCATCCCCAGCCGCCCCATCCCCAGCCGCGCCCGCGCCGGTTCTGAAACTGGCGTAGCCGGAACATCGAGCCTTCCCGATCCGGGTTCGATGCCTGCGCCCGCTTTTCCGAACGGCTAATCCCACCCGCGAACGGGGCGTGAAGTTCCTGGGCACGCAACCGCAGCTCCTTCGCACGTTCCGAATATTGCTCTGCACGCTTAGTCGAACCGATCTTCAACGTCCCCGACTGCCGGTCCGCCAACGCCGCGAACCTGCGTGCGAGCGCTTCCATGCAGTGCGCGGCCGCTTCCAGCACTTCGCTCTGGCTGGAGTTCTCTGGGCTGTTGACACCTTCGATCGTCAGGGCATAAACGATCTCTTCGTCCTGGAGTAGTTGCGCGGCTTCGTTGGTGTCTTGAATCTCGAAACGCACCGCGTTGAGAGTGGAGGACCCCGGATCGCTGTTATATGACCACATAGCTTTGGACCCCCTCCTGGCGAACCGTCATTCCGAGGGCACCGGGATCGGCGATACGGACGCGAGGACGGGCAGCGCCTTGACGTACGGTGACGGGCTGACCGCCACGGCGAGCCACTGGCCCGCTTCGTCGAACGCCGCGAAGACGACCGCTTCGTACGTGTTCCCTTCGGTTTTCGGAAGGGTCACCGGACCGATGGGTTCCCTGGTGGGGCTCGTCAGTCGGGCAGCCGGAGGGTAGATCGTGGCTGTCAGCTCGGCGGGTTCTACCGGGGCGCCGGTCTTGCTGTTCGTCGCCTTGACTTCTATCTCCCACGGATCGCCGACATAAAGGGTCTGGTTCATCGCGCCTCCGGTTCCAAGACGGTCGGGGTACGCGATACCCCAACAAGATCGACAGGGCTACGAGACACAGACGCGAGAACGCTCGGCGCACGACTCGCCCCCCCGAGCGCAGTGGGGGACCGCGACAGGAACACCAGCGTCGTCGGGCTACGACTCACGGCCACCAGCAGCGTCGGGTACCGCTCCAGTAGCAGACCCAGAAGCGCCGCCGAGACAGCCGTAGCCAGCTCAACTGGTATCAGGATGCGCGTGCTGAACGTCAAGGCCGTGGCGCTGGTCGCAGACGCGGGCGTGAACGGTAGATCCACCCCACCCGAAGGCGCGAGGAACGAGAACACCCCCGCGCTCACCCCAAACGCAGGCAGCACCACGACCCGAATCTCCACAGAGAGGCCCATCGCGGCCCCGCTAACACCCGTCGCGGACCCCACCGGCACCTGGGTAGCCACAGACAGCGCCAAAGCCGCCAGCGAGCCCGCAGAGGCCGCCTGAGGCACAATCCTGGTAGGAGCACCCAACGTCAGCACCGCAAGAGAGACAGCCGACGCAGGCGCAACCAAGATCCCTGCCGGGGCCGCAAGCACCATCTGGGCCGCACTCGCACCCGACGCCGCCTGCAGGACGACCCCGGTCAACGCGCGGAGCTGCATCGCGCCTTCACTTGCCGCGCCCGCAGGCAGCGAGGAGACCTGAGTCGCAGCACCCAGGGAAAGCGACGCGGCAGACCCGGCACTCGCAGGTATCACCAGCACCCCCGTAGGTGCCCCGAGCTGCATCGCACCCACCGACACACCAGAAGCCGCTTCGGGAACTACTCGTGTCGAAGCGCCCAGAGACGCCACGGCGGCCACTGACGCCGAAGCAGTCGCCACAGCAATGCCAGTCGGTGCCCCCAGGGACACGGTGCCCGCCGATAGAGCGCCGGCTGCTTCGGGGACCACACGGGTAAGAGCCTGCAACGCAAGCGCACCCAATGACACCGCAGAGCCAGCCGCGACCGGGATGGCGGTCAGCGCGCTCAGCGAGAGAGACCCCACCGACGCACCCGACGCCGCAGCCATCGGGATTGCGGTTGGCGCGTGCAGGGCTAGGGAAGCCGCCGAGACACCATTCGCGCTCTGTACAGGAATTTCGACACCCGACGCTGCCAGCACCTCATAGGCCACGACGAGGCCAGCCCATGTACCCGACGCCGCGAAAGTGCCTTCCGCAGTGGCAGCCGCACCTTCCGTAGGTGTCTGGAAATAGCCCCATCCAAGCGAAGCGCCCGTCTGACTCGCACCCGTAAGCGCCGTCATCCCCGTCCCCGCCGTAAAGGCCGCACTATTCGCCGTGCTGCCGAAAACCCCGATGAGTAGGTCGCCCTGCGTCGCACGAAGATTGGCGGTCGTGGTAGCGCTTACTGCTGTCGCCGCGATACCTGTCCCAGTGCCCGACGCATCCACGGGCGAGCTAGCGACTATCGGCAGCCATTCGCTAGCAGCAACCTCCACCAGAGTCACGTTCGCCGGCAACGTCACTTTGACTTTAGTGTTACCCGCTGAGCCTTTCGTGACAGGAGCCCGCCAAAGCTGCACGGTCGTAACCGACCCGTCTGCCGCTTCCTTATCAAGCGTAAACGTGTTCCCTTCGGCGTCTGCGACTCCGGTCGCGCCGCCACCCGCGCCGGTTGTCTGCACCGCGACAAGCAGCGTGTTCCCCACCGTCTCCTTCGCTATTTCGACTTCTACAACGCCCCCACCAAGCGGCCCTGTGGTAGACGTGCGGCCACTCGCGGTATTGATCGGCGCCGAGACTTCCGTTTCGGTTTCGACTTCGGCATATAGCGAACTGACTTCAGTGGGTTTACCCGTCTCTTTTTTCGCCTGTTCTAGAAGAAAGGTAAGAGTCGCGGAGCTTTCGAGTCTTGTGCGCGTCAACAACCCGACCTGGGTCGAGGACAACGCGAGTTTGCGCCATTCGACAGTGGTCCCGCTGATTTTCATGGTCGCGGGTTCGCCGGTCACTTCCCACTGGAAGGCTGCGGCTTCCCCCGCAATCCCGGCCTTACCATAGAAGTGCAGCGACGCCGCACGCGGCTGCTCCCCTGACGCCAGAACAAGCGCCTGGCGTGTCAGCCCCGTCAGCGCCCCCAGAGCTTCCGCAGTTAGCCCCGTCGTGGTGGATGGCGTTTTACCTGACCCTTCGTAGTCTTCTTCCTTTGCCGTACCGGACACTTCCTTGTAGGCGTTGGCTTCGGATTCTCCGTTCTTGCGCAACCATTCGCTCTTGATCCCTTTGCCGTTCGCGAAGAGACGGTAATTCTTTTTTGCGCGCGCCATGCGCGGCTATTTGAGCTTGATTTTTAGAGCGGATGCTTCGACGTAAGCCGGAGAATTAGCTTTGCTGATCGTCGTTTCCGTACACGTTCCGCCTGCCACGTTCGTCCCGGCCGTCAACGCGGTCGAGATGCCCCACCCGAGGATTTTCGCCCCGGCACCCGACCCGGTGATCGCAGCGAATTCTTCCTTAGCGGTGTTGTAGATTTCCGCTTCTTCGCCTTCGACGGCTTCGTGCAACGTGAGTTTCTTACGGGCGTACCCTTCATATTCCGTTGAGCCGGTACCCGGCTCTGTGAATTCGGTGCCCGTCAGTGAATATTTCCATTCGACGGTAAGCAGCGCCAGGTAGCATTGCGTCGCCGGTTTCGTAAAGATCGTTTCGGCGACCCCGAACGCCCAAGACAGCGCGCCTGCTTTCACTTTTTTGCCGAGGCCATTCGCCCAGCGGACGATCCCCTCGAAACGCTCGCGTGCCGGTAGCTCCGCGTCCACGGCGATCCTCCAGCCCCCCGCAGCACACGCCGCCGAAGTCGCACGGCTTGGGTGCGCCAGCGCATACCGGAACAGGCCAGCCTTCATTCGCTCACGCATCAGCGCTCACCCCCATCTCGGCATGGACACCCTCAGTCGCCGTCTGCGGCTTGATCTCGACAGGCCCCGGCACCACGTTCTCAGGGGCAGCCTCGGGACGGTGCAGCTCGTCGAACCCCGCCTGGGTCATGCGGTAGAAGCGCGTACCCGGCGCGTCGGGATCGAGCGGCACCGTTTCCTCTACGCTGACCCAGCCTCGTGCCTGCAGCCAGTCCAGGCACCGCTGGACCTCCTCGGCAGTCATCGGCCGTGACTGCGGCCGGTTCTCGGCTGCCGTGGTGCTCGCCTCAACCGCGATCAACGCGTGCGGGTTGCCCTGCATTTCGCTGACCATCTCATCGAAGCTATGCCTACGCGCCCGCACATGCCCCTCACGGGCCGCCTCAGCGTCCAGACGCGCCTCGTCCTCCTCCGAATACCACGCAGGCAGCGACGCGAGGACCCTGCGCAACAGCGGCTTCCCGCTCAACGTCTCCATACGGCTCCCTTCGATGGTGGCTAGGACTGGTGGCGCTCACGCATAACGGCAGTCACGGGCTAGACGCCAAGAACCTCGGAGACCTTGCGGACGGGCAGCCCGAGCGACACAATTTCTTCGACGAGTTCTTTCACGTATTTTTCGTTGACAGTGTTCGGCGGTTCGGCGGCGGCGGCCATCGCGTGGATGAGGAAGATCGCCCAGCCGCCGTATTCCTTGGCTTCCTTGACCGACCAGCGCATTGAGCCCACTTCGGCGTTGTTACCGACGAGCGCGGTCGTGCCCATCCCGACGATGCGGAGTCGCCGGGGGTCTCCAGGAGGAACCGTCTCCGCGCCGTTGGACGCGGTGCAGCGTGCGGAGCTGAACAGCTGCGGAATGAAGGCAAGGAACTCCCGGTTGAACTGGCCGGAGGGAATCGCCCAATGGTTGGCGCCCGTGAGGCCGAGTTCGGCGAGGAGTTCCTGCGCGGCCTGCAGATCGTTGAGCACCACTTCTTCGGAGAATTCGGTCATGCCCGCCGCGGTGTTGGCGTTGTGTTCGGCAAGATCGCAATGCACGCACACGTCCCAGCCGATGGATTGGAGGTGCTGGATCTGTTCGAGCGTCAGCTTTTCGGCTTGCCCGATGCGGCTCATCGTGAGGTACAGGCTGGCCTTCCAGCCATGTTCCTCGAACAGCGGCCAGATCTTTTCCCACTGCGACCCGTAGTTGTCGTCGTGGGTGAAGGACACGACGCCTTCGGGGTAGGTGTCCGCGACGATCTCCACACCGCCGAACAGCAGCTGCGTTTCGCCCGCTTTGTTGTCTTCGAGGGTGATCCTGAAGTCCTGGATTTTTTCCCAGCTGAGTTCGCTTCCGAGGCGCCCAAGGAGACCCATCGCATTGCACGTGAAGGCGAACCATTCACCGGACTTGACGTACTTATGGGTTTCTTCAGTGGTCTGCGCGGTCGTGGGGGCCTGCTTGAACTGGCCTTTGAAGACGGTCGCCCCGGACCCCATGACGACGTCGAACGCGTTGAAGGTAGACGCGAATTCGGTCGGGATGTAGAACCAGAACCGCAGGTGCTTGCCCTTCAGGTTCAGTTCGGCGAGCCGGGTGAGTTCGACGCCGGCGCTCGCGCCCGCGCCCTTCGTGGCGAGGCGGATGCACTGCTTGCCGAGGCCGCCCATGCCCTCGCCGGTGTAGGCGAGGCTGCTCGTCGCCGCCTGGTATTCGAGGCTGAATTTCCATGCGTGCCCCGGTTCGAGAGTGCTGTTCGCGGGGTTTGCGAGCCGTGTCACCGTCTCAGGCAGAATCGGACGCCGCGCCATCGCAGGGATCGCAGGCTGCCACGCGGTCCCATTCCAGCGGAGCCCATTGCGGATCGCTGCTGGGCCACTGCTGGTGAGGAGATACGTGCGTTCACCCATCGCTTGCCTCCATCCCTGATCGGCCCCGCGGGTTCGGCGGCATCGGCCTACCCGCAAACGCCGCGTTAGGAGCGTGGCTAGCCGGGTTCGGCGGCATCGGCTGCCCGACAAAGCCAGCGTTAGAAGCACGGTTCGGCGGGGTGGCCGGCATCGGGCGACCGGTGAACCCTCGGGCGAGGGACCGGCTCGCTGGCATCGGCGCCACCGGACGACCTGTGAAGTCCCGGCTAGGCGCGCACTGCGGCGGGTTCTCGGGCAGCATCCCCGGCCGTCTCGGTAGCCGTGGGCGCGCACTCCAAGGGGGACCGCTCGCAGGCCGAGAACGCCGGCCAGCAGGTCGCCGCTGACGCTCGCCCCAGCCCGGAAGACCCGCAGGCATCGGGGTCCCGACAAACCCAGCGCTCACGGCATGCTGCGGCGGGTTCTCCCGCAGCGGCTTCCCGACAAACTCGCCCCCGAGGCCGAACGGGCGTTGCGGGGCGACCATCACGAGCCTTCCCGACGCCGTAATTTCAATGTAGGCCCGCTGCCCGGGCGAAGCGACACCCGTATCGAAGTATGCGCGGCCCAGTTCGTCCACTCCGAAACCCCAGTTATCCGCGAGGAGCGGCACCCCGTAAATGATCTGGTTCGCTAGCGGCCCGTCCGGGCTTTCAAGATAGAGCGCCATTCAGCCCCCTTCCCTGTTGTGCATGACCTGCACCACGACCAGCGATTCCGGCCAGTTCGTGTGAGGGTCAATTTCAGCGACCGGCGCAGCAGCAATCCTCGCCCACTTCAACACGACGTCTTCCCACTTCGAGGACCGCAGATCCTGTAGCGCGAGCATCGCTTCGTCCGCCAACGTGTCCGCCTCAAACAGCGTCGAGCCATAACACGTCACATCAAGGATCGCGTCCACTATCGGCAGGAAACTCTGCGACAGCATCTGCGACCCGCCAGCCCTAGCGATCACTACGGCCCGTTCGGGCATGTAGCTCTGTTCGCTGGTCGGCAGGCGCGGGTAGAAGACCCGCAGCCCTTCCTTGATGGTCCCTTCTGTGACGCCACCCAGCTTCTCGGTCAGGTAGGCAGCGACAGCGAGGCCGGGGTTAGCGGCACTCACCGCATCTCCTGAAACACCTCGGCGACCCTGTAGGGCAGCAGCGGAAACTGGACGAACGCCGCCGGCCTGAGATACGGGCGCGCCTGAGTCAGCGGCCCTTCGCCCGTAGAGGGCCTGTGGAGCGTGCTGAAGCCATGCGACCCCCCAGGAGGCAGAATCGTAAAGGACTGCCTCACACGCACCCCAGGAGCCGGCGCAGGACCCGGGATACTCCACCAGCCCCCCGACCCCGCGACACGCTCAAACGTGGTCGGGCCAATCCGGCTCGTCCCGATCTCCACATCCAACGCATACGGCGCGAGCGCACCAAACGACCCTTTCACGCTCAACCCGACACTATGCGCAGGCTCCAACACCCCGATAGTCGCCTCAAGCAGACCCGTTCTACTGACCCAACGGTGGTCGTGCTTTGCCTGTGCGACAGCGGCGTGTAGCGTCCGGTCGATCCCGACGACACACGCGGCACGCACCCGCTCAAGAACCTCATCCCCGTTCCACTTGAACACGGCGGCCATTCAGTTCTCCTCGCCGCAGAGACGCGCAAGATCCCCGCGGCAGTCCTCAACGAAGTCTTTCAGCGCAAGATCGCACTCCTCGCTCGCGTACGCGTCAACAGCCTCCAGGAAAGCGACGAGACGCGCGAAGATCGGCATGTCGATGACAGAGACTTCGACGACCATCTCGGACGCACACATCATTCCGCCGCGGGCCTGGTCAGCTGCACATCAACATGGTCTTCCCACTGCTGCACGCTCGACACCTGGAAAGGCCCATCCACAACCACCACGCCATCTTCAAGGATCGCGCCGAGATGGTCCCCGTCCTGAATGTCCACGCCAGCTTCGAGCGTCAACACACCACCCGTATAGAAAATACGGGACTGCGGCTCCGCCCATTCCCGAGAGGTAGACCTACCCGACTGGGTGCGCCACCACGAAAACCGGCACGGCAACTCAGCCACAACCTCATATTCCGATTTGGCCTCCTGCCCATACAACCCCGGCGTAGCGACGTTGCGTTCGACCCGAGCGACCTGCGTCAACAAGACACCAAGGTCGAACGCCAAAGCCCCCTCGTCATAGCCCGTGGCCATGACGCTGCTACGCCACGACCTTCGAGAAGAAAATCCCGAGCGATTCGCTCGTCTTCTTCAAGTCATACGCCGTACGCATCGCATACCAGTTCGTCCACGCCGACTCCAGCCGACCCGAATACAACACGCCCGCTGTCGCACCGTCGATACCCGGCACGAGGTTCGTCCACGCGAACGTGTACCCCGCAGACGGCGTATCAATCGACGGGCCAGACGGCGCATAACACAACAGGGCGCTCTTCGGGTCCGCAATGAATTTCATGGTTTCCCCCGCACCCTCCTGCGCCGCGTTATACACCGCCCGTGCGACGAGGATCTTGTCGACCTCGAACGCGGCAGCCATCGCCCGCTTACCAACGAGTGCGGGTTCCTGCTGGGAGATGTACTTGATGCGTTCCACCAGTTCGTGGTTGTTACGCATCCCCGTGTACGTCTTCGCTCCGAACACGAGAATGTTCGGGCGACGCCCCGTCTTTTCCTGCATTTCGTCCGCACGCTCACCGAAGAACAGGATCGGTTCCGTTTCCTTAGCGACCGCCACGTTCCCCGGCTGAGCGAACTGTGTGAATTTCTTGCCCGCTTCCGAAGCGGTACCCGACGTGCCTTCCCAGCTCGTTTCCCACTCGCCAGCCGCAAAGTATTCTTCCGCCCAGTTGCGGTCCAGCCGGATCAACGCACGTTCCGACAGGAATTCCGTCGCCCGTAGATCCGGGTACAACGGGTCATCCGCGTTCCGGGGGATACGGTCATCGAGACGGTGCTGGAGCGCTCGCTCTTCGCAAAGGAACGTCCCCGTTTCCGTGGTGTAGCTGTCGTACGCCGGCTCCTCCCCCATACCACGCACGGGGAAGTCATCGCGCATCCACGCTTCCCTCGGGAAAATGACGTAGTTATCCGACCGGTGCTCAGACGGCACAATCGGAAAAACCTGGGTCGCGATGAAATCCTCGCGCTCCTGGCGGTAGCGGATGGCGAAATTCGACATCCACCTATTGATGTGGACATTTGCGGGACCGATCTCTGGCATGGCCGTGATCCTTTCAGTTCAGGACTATGGCTAAGCCACGGTCACAGGGACGCAGGTGAGTGCTTCTACGACCACGCCAGCCACGCCCCCTTCGAGGGCCACGCCAATGATGATGCCGTTACTCGCTTTGATCGCCTTGCCTTCGCTGTTACATTCAAGCTGGTTCCCGACCGCGACAACACCGCCGAGAATCACCTTCTGGCGCTCCGACCCCGCGACGATCGTGCCGTACGGGCGGATACCTTCGTTGTATTCCGCTTCCGTGCCGTTCGGCTCGTAGAGGATGAAGGCGGCTTCCCCGGTGCTAGCGAGTTCGATCTTGCGTTCGCTCGTGAGCTTCACGAGATAAAACTCCTTCGCTGAAAGGTTCGTCGCCCACTGCAACGCGATGAAATTGTGGGGGTCGACATTTGATTTAGCCATGTCAGTTCTCCTTTACGCCCTAAGCGGCGTCGCGCTCACGCGCATAGGCGGCCTGGATGGCCGGATCTTTCGCGGCGCGACGCATCGCCTCCGCGCTGGACAGGGACGAATCAGCCTTCTGCAGCTCCTCCGCCTTGGACAGGATCTCCGGCAACCCCGCCGAGCTACGCGGCGGCTGCCCGCCCCGGCCAACCTCGCCGAACACAGCGGACTTGGAAAGCTGCTCGTTGATCGCGGTCTGTTCCCGCAGGTACTCGTCGTACTCGGCCTTCTCCAGCGTTTCGGAGAACTTCATCAGGCGCATACCGACAACCTCCGGGTCGCCGAGTTCCGGGAGTTCGCTCTTGGCAAGCTCAATGAACTCCGCTTTCACACGGGCGTCCCGCTCGGCCTTCGCCATCTCCGTTGCGGAGTCGGCCGCCTTGCGCAGCTCCGCGATCTCCTCGTCCGCCTTCTGGAGGCGTACACGCACAGCCTCGGGGAGATCCGCCTTCTCCAGGTCGTCCGGGTCATCCTCGACGGCCGGGGCCGGTTTCGCTTTGCCGCCACCCGCCTGCTTCTCCAGCTCGTCCGCCTTCGCCTCGGCCTCCTGAGCCTTGGTGAGGGCCTCGTCGCGCTCTTTCTCCATCTTCTCCAGGTCGGCCTGGAGATCCTCAACGGTGGCGGGCATGGTGCCGCCTCCTTTCTCCGGCTCGGCCGGATCGGTGGGTGCATCCTCGGACTTCCACAACAGCTTCCGTCGAGGTTGCGTTGGGCTGCTTGGGTCCCTTGTTGCCGCGCGTTCGACCAGGCTTACGCGTCGCACGCGGGCATCCGTCACTTGATTAGGCATCTAGACCTCCACTGGGTGACGGAAACCAAGCCCTTCGAGGCTCAATCCCGTCAGCTTGCCTTCATCGACTTCCTGCTTTACCAGCGGGTCATCGATCTGCCATGCCTGCACCCATGAGGACTTCGTGACTGGCTCACCGCCCAACACCATGTCCATCGGCGCTATGTAATTCTCGATCAGGTCTGCACCGGCGTCCCGGCCACTGTGCTGCACGTCCGGGGAATGCTCTGCCTTCGAGAGCGAGTAGTCCCGCATGAAGCCATGGCATGCCTTCTCGATCTCTGCCGGGGCGAAGATGTCGCCTTGGCTATCTTCGAGCCCCGGCTCTAGGACGACACCATAAAACTTGCCCTCGACATCGCTCTTACGCAGCGGGCAGGTATAGGCGACCTCCGCCTTCTCCATCGGCTCCTCCTTGTCGTCCTCCAGCGGGTTCGGCGCACCCAGCTCCTTCGCACGACGAGCGATCAGGGCCTTCGCTGCGGCCGTGTCACCGTGCCCTGAGCGGGCCAGCACGGCCGCAGGATGCAGATCCGCAGCGCTCGCTATGGGGTAGCTGCCTCCCGGCAACGCATGGCCCTGACGGGCAAGAGAGCGGCGCTCAGCGGCCGTGAAATCACGCTTGTAGATCGCCTCCTCCGACTTGAACAACTCGTCGGTGGCAGATTTGTTCAGCCAGGACACACTCACTCCTCCTCTGTCTGGACAACAGGCTCAAAGCCGACGCTGCACTGCGGGTGATCGGCCTTCGGGGCGTCCGCGACAGGCATGAGCTCGCCGTCACGCTCCGCACACCCCGAGTTCGAGTCACCGTCACCGTACATCCCATGACGCACCCGAATCGCGGTGACGTGCGGGCTCGCCGTATAGGCGTTCAGGCACGCGGCGCGCTGCATGTCGTTCGTCTGGTCCGCGCTGATAAGCCGCGACCGGTAGGGCGCACCGGCCCGTGTGAACCGTCCGGCAGGCACGGCGCGCCGGATGCGTGCAGCGACGAGCGCGGGTGTCTCCCGACGGTCGCGTCCTTCCTCGATCGAACGCACCAGGGATGCTCTGACCTGCGGCTCGATGTCACGGGCACTCATGTGCATCGCTTCGGTCTTACGCAGGCTATCCCCGGTCGTCATGTCCAGGCCCATCTGGTCGGTCAGGGTGCGCTCGGTGTCGCGCTTCACGCGCTCCCGGTGGTTCTCCAGCAACGGGGCGAGACGCTGGCGTGTCCAGTCCGCGACTTTCACGACACGCAGCGTCGCGGCGGCGAGAGAGCGGATCTCACGCTTGCTGTTCGGCAGCGTCTCCGGTGCCGTAGCGAGATAGGCGCTCGATGCGCGCGCACCCAGCTCGTGCAGCGCGCCTGTGATCTCACGGTCGAACTGGCCCGCGAGCACCAGGGCACGATCCGCTAGCGCGCGGGCGACCTCGACGACCCCTTCGGCCTTCTGGAGCTTCGCTTTTTCGCCTTCGCCCGGCTTCGGCTTCGCAGACTCCGCAGCCTTAGCCTTCTGCGGAGGGAAAGTGAAGTTAGAGCCGAGCCCTGCTGCCTCGAACATCTGTTTGAGGAACGCCGGGTCTTTCGGCAATTCCAGCCCGGCACCAGCGAGACTCCCGAGGAACAACCCGACCTTTTCCAGGTCGATCCTGCCGGCCGTCGTGGCAACGATTTTCGGGGGGTCCGTCGTCTTCACCCCGTTCAGCTTCAACAGCCTCGGGATCGCATACCGGTTCATCGGCTTGAGGATCTGTTCGATCATGGCATCCACAGCCATCCCGAACAGCTCGCTCTTGACATCCACCATCGCGTAGGAGCCCAGGCCGTCCTGCCCCAGCAGCATGAAGTCAGCCGCAACGCTCGCGGCGATCCTCTGCTCGTAGCGACGAATCACCTTGTCAAGGTCGAACTGGCGGGACCCCGCAGCAGACATCAGGCCGATATCCCACTCAGCGGACGGGTAGACGATGCCCTCGTCCTCGTCACGGTGGATCGTGGTGACGAGTTCACGGACCGTGTTGTACAGGTCCGCGTTCTCCGCCGAATAGAGATCGACGTTCGGCGGCGGCTTCGCGTACGGGATACCCGCAAGGTCCCGTGCGGCGCCGGTCGCCTCGATGTCCTGCAAGCCACGCATACGAAAATAGCTCGTCCACGCGCGACGCAAAATACTGAAACCCTCTGGCGAATTACGGACCCTGCGGTTGCGGATCAGCACGCCCTTCGTGATCGGGATCGCGTGCTGCTCGCCATGCCAATCAAGCTGGATCAGCGCCCGCAGCGAGCTGTACCCGTCAAAGTCCCAACGCAAGGTCGTTTCCTGTGCACGCAACGGCAGCTTGCGCCACCCCACGAGACCGTCGTCGTAGACGCTCGACGCGGGGTGCTGAGGTTCTTCGGTCGAGGGGGTGTCCTCGGACATTTCGTCCTGCCCGGGCTGTTCGCCGTTGCGCTTCTTGAACACTTCCTCCATGAACGCGTACCCGTAGGGCAGGTGCGTGAGCGATTCGCAGACGAAGTCGTCCCAGCCGTGGCTCATATCGTGCATGCAGTTGTGACTCGCGACGCCGTTGGCAAGGTAAGAGTGAGTGCCCGCGACCTCGCAGTTATAGACGGCGAGATCCTCCGCCTTCGTCTTCTCGATCGCCTTGATGGGGTAGTGGATGTATCCGTTGTGGATAAACGCCTGATTGCGTCCCCGGCTCTCGAAACCCACTCCCAGCACCCTGCCGAGAGCCGCTCCAAAACCCCCCTGCACCCACAGGTCGAGACGGGGCATGTAGGTCTTCCCGTATGTCCCTGCAGGGCGCTTAGTGAGACGCGTTAGCGCTCCCACGATCCCAAGCCTCAAGAGCATCACGCGGACCTGCTCAATCAGAACCTCGGACACGCTCGTGAAGCAGAACCCTTTAGGGCCAAGGGTACCGTCGCCTCGCCAGTAGCCCACTAGGAAGTTGCGGACCACATCCTCGCTGCCCCGAGTGATCCATTCCGGGGCTTCCTTGCCGGGGGCTAGATGTCCGCAAGACGCGAAGAACCTCGCGGCGATCACGGAGTTGAAACGTACGATCCGTGCCCGCGAGTTAGGCGATGGTGACTCTTTCGCCTCCACGCCGAAGATACTCCTTACGAGGCCCTGCACATCTCTCACGTACGCCTGCTCATCGGGGCCGAATGTGATGAAGATGCCGCGCTGATCGGTACAGCCGTCCGCCACGAAGTAGCCGCACAGGCGAGCTAGATCAGGGGACGACTGCACGGCATCCGGCCCCCTTGCGGGCATGCCCTGTGGAGACCGTACATAGGAGAAGACCTCCTGCCCATCCGGGAGCGCCTCTACAGCCGGGACTGGCTCTAGTAGGAAGTCGCCAACGGCAACGGACTCGGCGGAGGCCCACTCATAGCGAAGGCCCTCCAGCCGGCGATTGCCGCCCCCCCCACGCGACCCCTCACGGGTCCACCAGTCTGCGGGCCGGCGAGCGATGTAGAGCGGATGCTCGGCGGTCGCAGTGAGCCTACCGCCAGTACGTCGAAGCTCGTAGATATCGCCGGCATACTGGCGGGCAAGCACTTCCGTCACCCGATGTGCAGTCCCGTCGTGGCTGACGACTCGGTGGCCTACCCGTAGGGCCTCAATTGGTACCTGACTTCCGTCTGCCAACCGAACCCTGGTACCCGCTGGATGGCACTGCTCGACGTGCTTACGCCACCGTGGTTCTCCGCCCTCCACGCTGTACGTCACACGCTGCGCCAACATTTCGATCATGAACAGGAACCCGCCCGCGACAGGATCGTTATCCATGAATTCGCGGTAGCGCCACGCGGCGTCGCGGCCTTGGAGTTCGGCAAGAAACTCATCGAAAATCCAGCCGGACCACTGTCGCAGGCCCGACGTGCCCAGCTCCGCGAACGGCGAGACCTTGCGGGAGCGCGAAACCCCATAGTCGCGGACCGCGATGGGTCGCACGATGCGGACAGCGGTACCGTCGCCCGTCTGGCTGCTTGCGCGTGGTGGCGGCATGCGCCTCGCTTTCTTATGGTAGGCCGCCTGACGCAGCGGGCCGGCTTAGTTGGGTCGGCGCCCCCACGAGCCACCGCCGGCCCTCACACGCAGCGGAGCCTGCCATGACCCACCACGACGCCTGAGTACCTGCGGAGCAGCGACTTTAGGCGCGACGCGCGTCATGAAAAACGCTTGCACAACACTGTCGCCCTGGTCGGTGGAGCGTTTGAGGCGTTTCTTGATGCTCGACTTCTTCTCCACCGCGATCCGCCCGTTCGTGCCTTCCTCCCAACGTGGCGCGAGCAGGTCGGCAGTCAGCTGCTCGTAAGCCTTCCCGCCAGGGATAGCGAGATCGAACCCGGAGCCCGGCTCAAGCATTTCACGAAGATTCCACCATGCCGCCGAACGCGTCCGGTCGAACCCCATCTGTCCCCCACGACTCCGTAGGTCCGTTTTGTTGGAGGCCACGAAGTCCACGACGCCGATGCCGTTCGCACGAAGCTCGTTCGCCATAGATTCACCCGCGTTCAACGCGTCGATCACGACCCTCGCGCGACGTTCGGGGAACAACGCGAGTCCTTCCAGCTCTTTCCTCGTGACCGTCGTGTCCAGCCGGTGAGGGCGCAACAGCACAGCCGAGATCACGGGACCGTGGCGCAGCGCGAAACACGAGTGGTCGCCGCCTTTGCCCGCGATGTCCGCACCGATGATTTCCAGTGGCCCCAACGACTCGTGGACAGGGACAACAAGGCCCTGCTGCGGGTCGAGTTCGAGTTCGTCCCATCGGGCGTTCGCTTCGAGCAGATGCTCATGGCGGACAACGGAGTCTTCGCCCTGGCGAGCGAACTCGCCCCGGACATGGTTAGCGAAAATCGCGGAGTCTTCGCCGTACAGGTCGATGTATTCCTGCACACCGTCCTCGCTGACCTGGCCGGCTGCGAGAGCTTCCTCCAACGTGACATGAACAGCCACATAGCGGCCCCCGCCGTGTCTGCCTTCGCAGAGATCGTAGAAACGGCCCTCCGGCACGAACGGCGTCGACGTGACGAGCACATAGGCGTTCGCTCGCGTGTCGCGCCCCGCACCCAGCAACGCTCCCTGGAGGGCGTCGTAAATGTTGTCCGGGATACTCCAAGCCTCGTCGAAGATGAACAGCAGCTCGTCCGCGTGCGCACCTTCGATCTTCGCGCTATCCGCGGTCGCGGCGAGAACAACCGACCCATGTTTGAGACGGAGCTGCTTGAGCATCATCTCCTGGTTCGGGATAAACGGCTCACGGCCGATCTCACCCCAGTCCAGACGCGTCACCCAACGGGTCCGCAGCTGCCCCCACAGGAACTCGATGAGCTGCCTGTAGACCTTCGCGGTGACGACAACCATCCAGTCCTCGCCCGCCGCCTCACGAGTCAAAGCAAACCATATTATTGTCCAAGCATTTGACGCCGTGTTATGGGTGGGAATGAAGTCCTCGCCAGCGAGGAACAAGTGCGAGGGCGAGTCCACCGCGATGCACCGCGTGAGCTGGCGCCCGAGCGGCGTCATGCCAACGATGGTTCGCCGCGTATGCCGAGAGGCCTGTCCCGCACGGGGCTGCCAGTCATAACGCTCAAGGCGGTAGGGACAGAAGTCGAAGCGCGCCATGATGCGCCAGCGGCGTCCGACCTCGCGCCCTTCGATCTTGGCCGCGCTCTCTTTCATGCGAACCACAAGGCCGAGGGAGCGCAGCAACTCGGCGATCCCCTTGGCGAGAAACTCGTTGGTCTGGGTGATCTCGTCGTAGCCGTGGCCGCGATAGCCATCGGAGTCCCAGAGTCCCTGCACAAGTGCTCGGCGCTGCTCGATTGAGGCGCGAAGATAGATATCGGGGATGTGCTTGTCGTTGAGCACCCCGAGTTCGCGCAGGCGAGGCCTGAGCCCGTCCTTCCGTCGCGTCGCGGCAGGATCACGAAATCCCATCTCCCAGACGCCACTGGTGCGACGCGGATCGCGCCGTAGCGCGGAGGTCTCATAGCCTGCCGCAACGAGTTCCCGCTCCACGTGGGACTTATCCCGCTCGCCAACGGTCAAGCGGGTACTCCCCGAGTCCCCATCTCCGAGCCAGTAGCCAAAGATGTAGGGGTCGATCGGCAACTCCGCCTCGGGCAAGTCGAGTGGCTTGGTAGTGGGCACGCTCCACCGCCAATCTCCACGCCCCGCCGTATGAAGCGTATCCGCAATCCGCTGCGTAGTGACAGTCTTCGTCGCGGACCACCATTCGCGCCAGTCCGTGACGCGAATCGCCTTGCCGTGGCGGCCAGGCTCGTGAGGACGCTGATAGCAGTCCACCGCGTTCCACAGATGGCCGGCACCCGCCACGATGGCTGCCCCATCCGCGAAGACAACGTTGTAGGCGTCGCGCCACTGTGGCTCCTCGGCGTAGAGCACCCGACAGGGCTTTCCCTGCTCGTCAAGGATGATGTCGCCCTCCGTGAGCGCCCCCATCGTGGTCCAGCCGGTAGGCGTCGGGATCGGCGTCTCGACCGCCAAGTCCTTGCCTGCGCCGCGGGGAGCGCGTACCGCGAGCCTGCCGTGCTGCACCAGCGTCTCCATGTTGCGGAGCTGGTACGGGGCGGGTTCTTCGCCGGGCGCCCACCGGATGCAGTGCTTGACGAAACCCGCGGGGTCGTCGTGAAAGCGGAGCGCCCCGGTGATCTCGGGCGCGAGGCGTCCTCCCATGATGCTCAAAGCGCTCCCGGTCACGGGCGATCCTCCTCTGCGTTGCGCGAGATCGGCGAGTCAGGACTGCGGCGGCAGGACGCGTCTAAGCGGCCTACGAGCCTCAGCAGGAGGTTTCCCTACCCGAACGGGCTCCGTCGCCCTGAACAAGGGCTGCTGTGGCTCCCTCAGCCTTTGGAGGGCTTCGTCGAGACGACGCTGCATGTCCTGGGCCGGGGTCATCGCGTGAGGGGCTACTAGGACTTCGCGCGGCGCCTGCGGGGCGCCCCGATGGGGAGCTGCGCGTTCGCCTCGGCGTCCAGCTCCTTCTGAAACTGCGCTAGCTCTGCAGGGAACGTCTTCGCCGAGTAGTCAGGCCACTTATCCGGCGTGATCGTGATGGGAGGGTGCTGGACCTCCTCCAACGTGGTCCCGTCGTCGAGCACCAGGACCGGTTGGACCACCACACGGAGGAGCCTGATTGTCTTCGCCATGCCGTCCCCTTCCTATTCGGTGATGCCGATGTTGTGCAGCAGGGTCCGTATTTCTTCGAGGATTTCGGCCTCTTTTTCCAAGAAGGCCAGTTCCAGTTTGGCGGTGCCGGCCGCTTTGATCTCTTTGGCTTGCGCTACGGGGGTCGCGCCGTAGAGGCCGACTTTCCCGGCCGCTTTGCCGAGCGTCAGTTTTTCCGCGTTGAGCTTCAATACGGCGTTTGGAAATTCGCCCTGGACCAGCGGGGTTGATGTCGAGCTGTTGGCGATGTAGAGCTGATTGTTAGCCGATACCGATTTGCCTGCCTCGAAGCCGAGGTAGACGCCGCCTTCGCCCGTGGCTTCCCCACCAGCTTCATAGCCGAGGGCGGTGGCGAAAGCAAACTGCGCAGTGAGTTTCGACAGGGCTTTCCAGCCGACGGCCGTGTTGCCGTTGCCGACTTGCATCGAGCCGAGCGCTTCCTCGCCGAGCGCAATGTTCTGGGCGCCCGTTGTGAGCGCCAGAAGCACGTTGTAGCCCACACCGAGGTTTTCGGCGGCGCTCGTCGCGTTGAAAAGCGCACGAAAGCCGATCCCCACGTTGTTTTTAGCGACCGCGCCGACCGCGTTTGCCATCGCTTCGATGCCGACCAGCAGGTTTTCTTCCCCGGTCGTCAGCGAGTGGCCCGCTCGCTCGCCGACCCCGATGTTCCCGCCACCGTGGGTCAGGTTTCCGAGCGCCCCCGCCCCGTGTGCGGTGTTGTCTTCGCAGGACGCCGAGAGCGTCATTTCCGTGCCGGCGGTCGTGAGCGCGGCACCTTCGACTTTGATCGCCGCACCCGTTTCCGTGGCCGACAGTTCAAAGCCCGTGCTGCTGGACGCCTTCACCCAGTACGCAACCCCGGCCGCTAGGGTCGTCACTCCTGAGGGTAGCTTGTTGAACACGACGTTAGGGACGTTGCTTTTTACCCAGCCTTTTGCTGCCGCCCCGGTCAGTTTGATGAGCGTGGCTCCGGTGGACACTTCCGCAGAAGGTTTCACAGGGCCTTCGATCACTCCCGTCAGGCTTTCCAGGGCGCCGTCGCCGAACGCCATGTTGCCGTGATGTTTTTCCTGTTCGACTTTTGTGGTGGCGAGCATTTGGCTCAGCGCGTTCCGACCGACACCCATGTTTTCGCCACCCGGCGTGGACTGCACCCGCAGTTTTTCTTCGAGTTCCTTCTGGCCGACCGTGGCACCGGCTGAGTTGACCTCCCATTCCTGGGCGGTCGTGCCGACCACCACGCGGCTAGTGTTCCTCAGCTCCCAGATCGACCCGGCGTATTTGACGCCCGCGAGCACATCCACGAAGACCCCGAGCGGGAGTTCCCCGGTGAAGCCGACCGGGCGCACCCATGCCGTGGTGCCTTTCTTGACTTCCCACAGCCCACGTTCTGAGGCGGTCGTCTGGTTCGGGCAGAGCACGATGTTGCCTTCGACCAGCGTAACTTCGTCGGTTTCCGAGGAGGCCGGGATGCCTTTGGTCGTGACGTTCACGGTCGCTACGGCCTGGGCTGCGGGCAGTTCGGACTTTTTGACGGCTTCCTGGGCAATAGCTTCCGCCGACGCTTTGGAGAGCACTTCGGTGTTCCCCGCCAACGCTTCGGTCGCGCCGGTCCCGAGCTTGCGCAGCCCGTATTTACTGGCTATCGGTCCAAGCAGCGCGGAGTTGAGCTGGCCTTCGCCGATGCCGCCCGGGCCGAGCATCGTATTGGCGATCAGTTCGAGGTCGCTCCCGTATTCGTCGAAGAGTTCGGCATTGGCCTTCGTGAGGCCATTGACCACCACCGGCTTTGTGAGCGTCACCGCCGTTCCCCTTTCATAGCTTCACCCAGCATCCAGAAGAAGAAGCGTCCAGGAGAGTCGGGCGTCTCATCGGCCGTCGCGCCAAGCGCGCACGTGAGGCCAGCGTTTTGTGACCGCGAGCGTCATCCCTACACCCGCAGTAGCCGGCGAGCCTCAGCCATCGGCCTCTCGGCCTCAGCCTCCGAGGATGCGCAAACGCTAACCGTCTCTCCGGTTCGCAACGCCTCAGCTATCGCAGCGACCATCACCAGCCGACAGCCGAACGGGCGGGCACCGCCCATCACCATCCGGGCGGGCTTGAGGGACTTGCCTTCGTAGACCTGCTTCTGCCACGGCAAAAGCTCAGGCAGCGGGGCGTGGAGATTAGCGCGCAGGAACTCAGCCGGTTCCATCAGCTCCGTCCCTCCAGTAGCCGTTCTAGCCGGTCATGCCAAGCACGATGACGCTCAACGAGATCAACGACGGGCGAGATCCCCGGTTCGGTATCGACCGGGTTAGGGAGGATCGCACCACAGAGGCCGCAGCCGAACATCACGCGTCCATGCTCAAAGACATTCCCTAGCACCATCTCTCGTATCACACGCGGTTCCAAGGCAGCGACGAACCCGGAGAACATCCCGCACTGCTTGCAGCCCGCGACGTTATGCCGGACGCAGGTGCGCATCTTCGCGGACACTTCGCGTTCGTTGTCGCGCACGAAGTCACTCGCCTTCGAGCGGTAGTTGCCGCCAGGCGACGTGTGTTCAACCCACATCTCGCTCTCCCACTCCGTCCCCTCGGCCGGCTCGTGGAACGTCCGCAGAACGAGGGTCCGACAACGGCCCCCACGAAGATTGCGGACCTTGTCGAGCCAGACCTCACCCGCCTTCGGCGCCTGCTCCGGCAGATCCAGACGGTCGCTCATCGGCCGGCCTTCATGGCCCTCCGCAGGCGCTCGTTGCGCTTGTCGATGAGACGCCGCCGCTCGCCTCAAGCGCTTGCTCCAAAGCTTGGCTGAGCCTGCCGGGGCCATCCGTCAGCTCCCTTTCGACGGCCCCCTCGTCGGTTGCGTCGCCACTATCCCAGTCCTCCCAGTCTGTCTCGCCGCCGAAGGTGATGTTGCTTGACGCTGACCAGCAGATGCGGTACTCGATCATGCCCTCGCCACCCGGTTACGTGCATCGGCGAACTGCCGCGCTGTGAGCTCGACCTCGCTCATGTCTTGACCTTCCCGAAAGTCCCGTCCGGGTGCGCGTTAGGCCCACGCTTGATTGGCGCTTCCTGCAAACGCTTGTTCCGAGCATCCACGATCCGGCGCCGCTCAAGCTGCTCCGGCGTCGGCGCTTTCTGCGCGAGCGCTTTCGCGCGATCCGCGATGTCGGTGGGTTTGGTCATCGACCGACCACCGGTAGCGTCGAGAGGTCGATCAGGCCACGACTCCAAAGCGTCGGAACCGGGCACGGCCCCGTGTAGCCACGCGCCCGGTACACGAGCCAATAGACGCTGCGGATCTCACGGGACGCCGCCTGCATCCCGGCGCGTTCCGCACTGGCCCGTGCCTGCATCTTGCGCTTGCGGGTCACGAGGACTCCCCGACCGCGACCACAAGGCCCACGAGCACGAACGCGACGCCGGCCACGCCAAAGATGACGACACGGAAGAGCGTCTCCGCGAGCGCGGCCCCCACGAGGCAGATGCCCCCGGCCGCCAAAAGGGGCGTAGCCATCCTCATCGCTTGCCCCGTTTCTGAACGATGGGGCGCGGCTGACCGACCATCCCACCAGCAGGCCGACGAGAGCCGTCACCCGTCAAGCCAAGCGAACGCGCCCGCTCGCCACCAGGCTCAAGCCCCTCCGCAGGCGCCATCGCGACCACCTCCCCGCCCCTCGGAGGCAGCTGCACAACCCCCGACCGCTGCGCGACGATCGCATCCCTACACCGCTCCTTGATCCAAGTCGAACGCGGCACCTCACCACGCGCACCTTCGATCGCCTCCAGTTCACGGGGGGATATACGAATCAGAATCTGCTCACTCGCAGCCACACCCAGAAGTATATCCGATATACAAGCGAGAAGGGGCACAAAGCCCAAAACCACCCTCGACACCCTAAACCCGCAGCACCCATGGGACAACGCGAAATGTAGCACCACACGCCACAACGCCGCAGTAGACCACCCAAAACACCACCCAAAAAACAAGCCAAACACCAAAACCCGTTTCACGTGAAACACAGTAGAGCCCTCCAACGAACCCGTATTCTTCGCGGAACCCGCCCGGCGCCCCCGGCTGTGGTGTTTGGTCGATAATTCTGGCGGGTAGGCGCCGCGCTTCGCGCTCTAGCGCCGTGAGAGTGCGCTGCGGGGGCCGCTAGGGCTTGAGACGGGCTTGGCCTTCTATGTCGTTAGCCCCGAGCTTGTTTAGTCGCTGCCCGAGGTTCTGGAGGCCAGCAGCAGCCTGTGCCGCGGTCACATACCCCTGTTGTTGCATCCAGGCGAACACAGCCCGGTTCTGGGTCATCAACAGGTCCGCTTCGTCCTCGCGGACCTTCGCTAGCCGGTCAGCGACTTTCGCGTCAAGAGCGTACTTAGCGACCCTGGTCCACACCTGCAGGGCCGCTTCCCTCGCCTGTACGTACGGGTGTAGTACAAGCTGCCCATGACGATCCCGCCCCATCCACGTAGACCGGCCCTTCATCAAGTCCTGGCACACCAAACGCCAATGCTGATACGTGTACGCCGCCAGATCCAACGTCTCCTGCAAATGCTCCAACGGCGACCGGTCCGTAACCCCAAGAGCCTGCATCTGCCGCTCCGCGAACTGCAACGCCGTCTCCTCTTCAACACGCTCCCCAGCACGCCTACGCACCCCCTCATTCACACCATGCTTAGGACAAATCGTCGCACCCCTAATCGGCCTACGCGTACACCGCGCCCCCGCCCTCACATGCCTCTCAGGAAACACCCACACACACTGACGCGGAAACACCGTCTGCGGCGGCAACACACCCGACTTCATAGGCACAGCCTACCCAAAACACCACCCAAGGCCACACACAACCCGCGGAGAAACGGGTTCTGTGGATGCGGGTGGAGTCATTGGTGGGGTCGGGTGGGTGTGGCCTGGCGGGCCGGGCGGTATGGAGGCGTGTTGGTGGGTGGCCGGCGAGTATGAAGCCTGTGTCGCTGTCGATGCGTTCGAGTAGGGCTGTGGCGGCGTCGTCGAGGGTGGTGCCGCATGCCTCGAAGTGGAGGCCGGCTTGCTCGTAGTCGATGAACCACACGTAGTCTGGGCGGTAGGCGTGGATGCGGATGGTTGGTCCGTCTCTAGATTCCGCCCGGCGTAGGAGGCGTGCGTATGGTCTAGCTTCGCGGTCCTTTCGCTGTCGCTTGTGTGCGATGTCTCGGCTGTTCGGGCGGGCTGTTCTCATGCGGTGCAGGATACGGGGTGGGCGGTCGCTTCCAGTTTGCCGGCTCTGTCTGCCTCTGCGGGCTGGACCGTGGTAGCTTCCACGTAAAGGCGCCAGCCCTGACGACCCGACTGGAGTGCTCGCTTGTCCCGAGCACTCCTAGCTCTTGGACATAGGCCCGGAGCCTTGGGAGCGTGGCGGGGGGATGTTCGGGGGGTGTATGATGGGGGTGTGGCCGCTTTCGACGCATTCGCTTCCCGTGGGCGTGGGGTCCGTGTTGATGGGCAGGAAAGGACTATCCTCCGCAACCTGGAGATGGTGGTCGACGCGACTACCCAGCAGATGGACACCGTGGATGGGGCACTCCGGCGACTCGTGAGGGAGGGGCTGGTGACGGTTAGGGGTCAGAGGCCGCGGGTTTACGAGATCACTCGCAAGGGGCGACAGGCGGCGTAGACCCTTCGAGTTCGGCTATGCGTAGGAGCTCGCGTGCTGTGTGCGAGACACCGTTCCCGCCTGTGCAGGGCTGGTATCTGGGTGCCCGGCAGATAGGGCAGTGGGCGTAGAGGGCGTTGGCCTCTACTGGCATGGTTGGGTGCTGCGTTGGGTTGTTCATGCCTGCCTATCGGCAGGCGCAGCCAAGAGCTTGAGGGCAGAACGACAACGACCCGCACAGGGCGGGCCGCCGTTTGCTACCGTCACGGGTGATCGAAGTCCGTGGCATGAGGGTACCAACCTCCGCTGACACTCCAAGCTCGCGGAGCCACCCAACGCCTCGTTCGCCCGTCAGAGGGGCCACGCGTCGGGCTACCCGGCAGCGTTCGCGCAGCGTCTCTTAAGGCTTCTCTCTCTGCGCTGCTGGCGTCTTCCATGTCGCTAGCCGCCCCTTCTCCGTCAGCCACCACGCCAACGGACGGCCACGCCTGTCCAGCTGACGCTCGCACCTCAGCAGCCCCTCGCGCTCCAGGCGCCGCAGCAGCTTCGAGAGCTGCCCCGCATCCTTGACACCAGCAGCAGGAGCGATCAGCACGTTCGACGCGCCGGGGTGCTTCTCGACGGCCTCAAGGACAGCGCGGGTACGGACGGTGCGTCTCACGGCCATGGGTCCGGGATTAGCCGATCGTCGGCCTCCGCAAGATCCGCTCCCTCTGCCAGCCAGCGACTGACGTCTCGATGAAGCGGACACATGCCGGTGTAGGTCGAATGGTCGCAGCGGCCCACGTAGGCCCCATCCGCTGTGTGTTGGCGGACAGGACAGTTCCCCGTGAAGTGTCGCGAGTCTTTGCTGTTGGGGAGCCTGCGCCATCGGAAGATGCTCATGTTCCAGCATTGTATCATCTTTGTTGACAAGAACGCAAACCCGTGCTAGCCTCCCTCGGGTTACCGGCAGCAGGAACTAAGGAGACAGCATGAGCAGGAGCGTCGAGCAAATCGAGCAGGAGATCATGGACTTCTACCGGGAGTCCCTGCAGACTGGGAACAACGTCCATGACGCTGTAGCCCTCACGGCGATCAAGTTCGACATGCACTGGGCCACGATCAAGATGGTGGTAGGAGCATGACGACCGACGCCCACTCGCTACACGCCGTAGAAGCGTACGTGCGGAGTATCCGCAACCGTGACAAGCGGACCTACGCCGAGCGCAAGCTGCGCAACCTACGCAACGGCTGGGAGACACCTAACGCGCCCTGCTCAATCATGGCCCGCCAGGCCGTGGACATGCGGATCGCCAACATTCGACGGGAGGCATAATGAGCATCGACGCACGAGCAACCGCAGAGCGTAAGCGCCGCGGAGACGAAGTAGCGCGCATCGCTGCAGGGCGCCGCAAGGGCAAGCTGAAGGCCATTGAGATCGGCCTACGCAACCGGGCCAAATACCCGTCAAAGCGCATGATTATCGGGTCGGACGGCACGACGTACTGGCCGGGCGAGCGGGAAAGCGCGTTGTCCTGCGAGCTGCTGCTAGAGCCGCTGCAGGGCGCGGAGGCTCACCAGTGGACTGCCGTAGAGGTGCTCGACGCGATCGACCGTAAGCGAGCACGGCGATGAGCTTCGGAGATCACGTCGAGACACGCAGCGAGCTTGAAGCAGCCGAGCTGGACCGCGAGAACCGCGTAGCCGACAGGCTGGCGACGAACGCGCCGGAGCTGGACTGGATCGCCGCCACAGAGATCCAGCGGAAAGCCGAAGAGGACCCGCACGCCTACCCTCGCGGCACGGCCCCAGCAATGGCACACCTGATCGAACGGGATCGTCAACGGTTCGGCTATGGCTCCAAGGAACGGTCATGAGCGACGACAACCGTGAGGCCGCAATAAAGGCCGTGCGCCACGAGCTGAATGAAGTCGAAGCGTTGACGGAGTACAGCGAGCGAGGCGCGTGTGAGATATGCGAGGCCGTGGTGCGAGTGGTCTTGGAGGCTATGGCACCAAGCGTCGCCCCGGAGTGCATCTGCGGCCATCCCCAGCTGGCCCATGAGGATGATGTGGGGTTCTGCTGGGATTGTGACGCCTGCGCAGCCGACCCTGCGTGCCGGGAGTTTGTCGAGCGTGTCCTCAAGGACGGCCCTGTCGCCCTTGATGGCGGCGTGTGCGACTGTGAGACACCCGGCGACTGGCATCGCGTTGCCAACGACTTCCAACGAGCAATGTTCGAGGAGCGAGCGCGAGCTGAGAAGGCCGAGGATGATCTGATCGTCCGCCACGAGCAACTGCAAGAGGCCCTAGACCAGCTCGAACTTTTCTTCGACCCGCGTGAGCGCAACGACGTCAACGTCGACGCGGGCGACATTCTGCGCAAGCACCGAAGGGTCGGTCCAGGCATTGAGCGAGGCCGTCCCGACGACGAGCTTGAGGCCGCGCTCGACGCCGATAACCCCAACCCCCCGCTTCGCTCACGCACCGCCGAACACGCCGAGATGGAGCTGAAAGACCTGAAGCACGCATATGAGCGAGAGGTCGAGCTAGCGGACCGGCGCGCGGCCGAACTCGACGCCTTGATCGCAGCCGCCAACGCAGCTATCGCCAGCAATTCGCTGGACAACATCCAAGCATGGCTTGATGCTTGCGGCCGGGCAAGTAGATGACGCCTGCTGCGAGCGCGGACTACCCGCGTACCTTCAGTGAGACTTGGGGCACAGACCAAGAATCGCCCCGGCAGCGCAGCAACGCTCCGGGGCACGACACCAGGAGGAATCCCTGATGCAAGCCAAGTCCTACCACGTGTTCGCCGCGAAGTCCGACGACAACCGCGACTTCGCCACCTTCGCAGAAGCCGAGCGCTACAGCCGACTGTTCGAGATAGTCAGCGAACTCATCGACTGGCCCTCCCACAAGTGTGTTCTCCAGACGATCAGCCACGACGCCAAGCGACGGAACAGCTTCGACACCGCGCCGTTTAGCTGGTCGGAGCTGCTCGCGCGGGCTAGCGATGGTGTCCTGCATGTGCTGGAGACGGACGGCCCGTACGAGGTCGTCGTCTGCCCGCTCGGCGGGAAACTGTTGATCCGACGGCGCGACCCCGACGCCTGCCGCACCGTCGCCACGGTTGAGCACCCAGAGCATTGGGTGCGCTTTATCGCGGCAGTGGAGGCGGGGCTCGACGAGGTCGCCGCCGTCCACGCGATCGACGAGGGCTGAGCCGTGGCCTACCGAATCATGAGCACAGCCCTAGCCAGGCGCCCCGACACCATCCGTGCGGAGATCGCCAACGACCCCGAGAGACGCGAGCTGCTACGCGCCGCCACAGCCGAACTACTCACCGCGGTTCAAGCATTCATCGAGCAGTACGTCGCCCTGCCAGAGCCCGAGATGGGAGCAGTGCTCGCGCTGTGGACCCTGCACACATGGGTGCTGCCGGCCTGCGACGCGACCCCGTACCTGTTGATCCTGAGCAGCGAGCCAGGCGCTGGCAAGAGCCGGCTGTTGGAGGTGCTGTCCTACGTTGTGCGAAAGCCCTGGAACACCGCCGCAACGACCTCCACAGCACTGTTCAGGCGTATGAGCACAGACCAGCCCACACTGCTACTGGACGAGCTGGACACCGTCTTTCGCGGGGGCAGAACCAACGAGTCCCTACGCGCCGTGTTGAACGCCGGCAACCGTAGAGGCTCGACCGTCACTCGCTGCGACGGGAAGTGGGGCACACGCGAGTACGCGACGTTCGGCGCGAAGGCGATGGCCGGCATCGACACCGGATTCCTGCCCGACACGGTCGTGGATCGCAGCATCGTCATCGCCATGTCCCGGACCCACGGGCAGGTGCAGCGCCTGCGACCCCGTGTTGCAGCAGCACAGGCAGCCCCCCTCGCATACACCCTGGAGCAATGGTCGCTCATCGCTGTTGACGAGCTGGCCGCCATACAGCCCGACATACCCGCCGGGTTGAGCGACCGTCAGGCCGACGCCTGGGAAAGTTTGCTGTCTATCAGTACCTTCGCCTCGGATGAGTGGTCGCAGGCCGGGAGAACGGCCGCAAACGCCCTCTCAGGGGATTCCGGCGCGGAGGTCGAGAGTGCTGCCCGCGAGATGCTGCTCCCTGCGATGGCGGAGCTGGTCACATGACAACCACAATCGAGCGCAAGTACGTGCTGAGACGAATCGGACCCGATGACGACGACGACGCGCCCATAGACGTGATGGAGAGCACCACCATGCTCAACGCACTGGAAGGCTGGTACCGGGCCTTCACTGATGCGGCATCGCTCCCGAACAACGCTTGCTACGCCGCGTGGCGAGAGATGGGCGACTTCCTCACCGCTAACGGACGCTGACCATGCTCCGAGAACGCCACGACGCCCCGCTACGCCTTCTCCCGCCACCCGACACCAAAGGAGCAGGAATGCACCAGCCAAACCCCTCAACAGACCCACAGCTCATCCAGGCAGACACCGACGGCATGATCGACCGCAGAGAGGAACACCATTACGGCTACGAGGCTTCACAGCGCAGCGACGCAGGACACCCCGTGAACACAGACCCACCGACCGGACCCGTCCGCCATAAGCAGCAATTGAGCACGGTCATGTGCGGGACCTGCGCTCCCGCATACGTCATCCACGCAGCGGAGTGGTACCCCTTCACAGCTCGGGACGGGGAGACAGTCTCGTGCACCACCTGCGGGGCGGAGCTTGGCGGTCGTATCGACCCGTTGGGTGACGCTACTCACTGCCCGTGTGGGGGCTACTGGCAAACGTTCGAGAACGGCACGTTCTGCAAAGATTGCGACCGACGAAAGGTCACAGCCAAGTACCTTGCGGAGCAGGCTGCTCTCGCCTCTCAAGACGAAGCAGACTCCGGGACAGAACAGGCCACACGCCACGCCCTCCAGTTCGCGCGATTTCAGAACCTATCGAGCGACCGCGCACGCGCCGAATGGGGCATCTCCAACTACGACAACCACTCCTCAATGGGCGAATTCGCGATAGCCCTTCTGCGACCGGTGGATCGCCTCGGCGTCCAGCTACGCGTGTTCACAGACGCCACGGCCGCCCTGCGAGCGTTCCTCACAAGCGACGCGATGGACCCGCTAGCGACCTGCTGCACACCCGAGGAAGTGGAGAACACCCTCCAGGCCGCGGGCCTGAGGGACGCGGGTCAGCAGCCCCCGCTCGGTACCCGTGTCAAGCGTCTCATCCAGCCCGCAGGCGACCTCGGCACAGTAGTCGGCTGGCACCACGAGCTACAGCTCCCCGAAATCGAATGGGACTCACAACGCGGACTACCAGCCGAGGCTTGCGAGCCGCACGAGTTCACGACCGACCTCAACGAACAGATAGACCGCTGGAGATAGTCATGCCGTCTCGCCTCCCACGGGTCGCCCACAAGCCCGTAGGAGAGCGTTGATCTCAACGAGAAGTGCTTGATAGCGCTGTGTCGCGAGGTTCGTCGCGTCGTCCTCGATCTTGCCATACTCGAAATCCAGCAACGAGGACCGGGCGGCCATCAGCAGGTCGAGTACGGGGTCCTTCTCGATGACCTCGACCCGCTCGAAGGTCCTTCCTTTCGGCAACGGGAAGAACTGCCCGTTCTGGAAGTTCAGCGTCCATGTCCGGGGTGTGCTCTCGCTAGTCATCGGTCCGTCTCCGTTGTCTGTGGAGGAGACACGCCCGCCCGCAATTCCCTGATGTACTTGACGATGTCGAGCATGCAGCCTGGGTTGAAGATCGTGCCCCGCTCGGGGTAGAAGCAATACGGGCGGAATGTCACCGTAAGCAAGCCGCCACGCCTCTTCCGCGTCGCACTGCGCGCTGTCAAGGTCGCACGCCTCGCATTCCTCGTAGGTCATCAGCCCCGACTCGGCCACCCAGCCATCAACGAAGCCCTCGTAGCGGATGCGCTCCAGCTGGGCCTTCTCCAGAGCGTCAAGCATCTGTGGCTCCCCTGACTCAGCCCGGAACGCGCCGATTGCTGTCATTGCCATCGACTGTGCGGCGTCGAAGTCGTCCGGTAGCTGCGTCTCGTCGCACATCGTCTCGTAGGCGGCGTTGACCGCGGCAAGCTCCCTGTCGTCGCCGATGTTCGGGACGCGAGATCCAACGTGAACATCTGGTGACCCTCCCGAGATGCGCGAAGGCGTCGTGTAGAAGCGCTCCCCGGCGCCGACGGAGATGGATTCCTTGTCGCGGACGAGCCGGTCCTCAGAGTGCGGCGCCCCCTCCTGCCAGAGATCGAAGTCGTCCCCGATAGGCGGCGTCGGAAGGCAGCGCAGATCCTCGCCGTCGATAGGTCCGAGATCGCAGGCATGGCGGAGTCGGTCGATGAAAACGTGCGGGGGCTCCGTTGGCTCGGCTGGCTCACCAGACATCGACAGGGCGGCGACCGCTGTCATCCTCGCGATGGTTCTCTAGCAAGCGACGATTGTCCCTCTCTTGCCAGTCGTGCTCGATCCGTGCGTCTGGTAGATGGCCTCGCCACCGACGGAAGAACTCCGACTTTGCGGAGGTCTCGACCATCGCGGGAGTCACGCGGACTGTCATCGCCTTTTCGCTTCCAGTGCGTTTTCAACCAGACGCAGCAGCCGATCCGACTGCGGCATGTCTTCCAGCGGGTCGACGAGCTCTTTCAGCTCGACCAGCGCCTCCTCGGAGAAGTCGTAGAGCGTGTCCCGCGCGTCGCCCGGCTGCTCCGGTATGGAGGAGCCCCGCGCGGCGTCTACAGCCGATCCTTCGAGGAACTCGTTTACCTCGGATCGGTAAAGATGCCGGACGCTCTCCACTGTGTCGTGCCATGCGACGCGGCCCTCGTCGTCGTCCACTGCACGTTCGTAGCGAAGCCGCGCAGCTTCCTCTCGCCAATTCTCGGGGCCACGGGCATCCAGCTGTGAGACGTTCATCGGTTTCATGCCGCCTCGCTCGGCACCGGGATCTCGATCGGCTCGAACGGTTTGCCAGCCTTGTCGCGGCCTTTGGGCTGCGACGGTTGGGTAGGCTCCGCGCTGTGATCCTCGTTGGCCATCTACCGGCAGGGTAGCGCCGCCGTGAACCGTCCGCCGTCCGAAGGGCAGGCACCGCCGCTCAACACGGTCCTACCGCTCAGCGACGCTGGCGCACGCCTCACACGTGGCCGTGAACATCTGGCGAAGCTGGAAGAACTGCTGAAGCCCGGACCGAATGCACACCAGAATCGCGTTCTCGTGGACTACAAGCAGGAGCTTGGATGCCACCTCGTCTATGTCGAGATTGCAGAACTGCCGTCGCACGAGGCCGTGCCGGTTGCCACCGACGCGCTGCATGAGTTCCGTTGTGTCTTGGACTACATCGCCTGACAGCTCGTACTCCGCGAGCGAAAGGGGGTCGAGCCTTCCGAAGAGGAAGCGCGAGACATTGCGTTCCCGATCTGCGATGACCCTAGGAGGCTTGCCGGCATGCAGGTCATGGGCTATGTCGGCAAGGATGCTCACCGGACCGCCTGCTCCCTCCGCTGACGTTCATACTCGTCCGCGGCCTCCACAAGCGCCCTGTCATACCGCTCCCGTGCCTCCTGCAAGTCCCTGTGCCACCGCTCCTTCGCACGAGCCTTCGCGGCTTCGTAGTCGACATGGAGAGCATCAGTCACGGCGAGCCCGCCGCTTTGCTCGGCTCATCGCTTGATTTCCCCCCGCCTCAGCCGGTCCATAAACGGTGCAGGCGGCTCCCGCAACCGCCCCCCCACCCCAACCCGAGGAAACGTATCCTCGCTCGCCCGAGTCACCACCACCGGGCAAGGACGCACACGCCCCACACGAAGAAACGTCCCAGGCAAAGGAATACGCAGCTTCTCGGGCTCAGCCCACTTCTGAGGACACCGCAGGAAATACGCCAGCCGCTTGTTATGCGCCACCAAGATCGGGTACGGCACCACCTCCTCAAGCGCCCACAGCAACAGCCGACGACACGAGCCGCCCATCCTCAGAACAAGCGACGGGAGCGGCCGGAACCGGCCCGCACGCCTCGCAGAATCCTTCGACTCCACCCACACCCAAAGACAAGTGCAAGCCGACGGGCCACCACCCCGAGACGACACTTCCGGCAACCCAACCTCGACCTGACCCCGGTCCCGAGCCCGCAACGCACGCCCAGCGAGATCCCACGCCGGGGCCTGCTTGCAATCCACAAACGCGCTAGGCACACCCCTCCCGTTCCGGTACACCGGCATCACCCCACCATTCCAGCCCACCATGAACACCAGAGCACCGATCGCATCCGACTCCACGCTCGTCAGCTCATACGGCGCCGCCTTTGGGCGTACGGCCGGTGCGAGGCTCCCGTCCTCACCCACGATGTAATGCGCCGCAGGAGCACTCACGCGGCCTCGAATCGCTTGACTCGCACGTCACGCCCCGTCAGCAAGAAGAAACGACAGCACCCGTCGTAGTCCAGCTCGTCATCGTCCCGCCAGAGCACCCCGGAACACGCCGTAGGGACCGCCGGCAGCAGAACCGTGGCAGACCCACACGGACACAACAAAATCCGGTTAGGGCGCCCCATACGATCCTCCGTCACGAGCACATGCTCATCCGGGACAACCCTTCCCCACAACGACAAGAAACCCGGCAGCGCCCGGCCGAGCAGCGCACCATCGGACATCGGCCTACGCAGATCAAGCCGCCCCAAACGATCACGGCCACGGTAGTCCCCCGACGGTCGCCCCGGCACCACCGGCCCGTCCAGACGCTCACGCCAACCCTCCAGCAGCGCCTGGGCCTCCGCGTCCGCATAGCCGACGATGTGCCTCGCGAGAGCGCTCATGCCGAGACCCTCTCTCGCTCAACCCACCGGCCAGCAGCCGGCCCATAGCGTGTGACGGGCACGTTCCTCCCCCGCAAACGCATGTTGCAGACGAGGTTGTTGACCGCACTGGGAGAACATCCCAAACGCTTCGCGATCTCAACATTCAGAAGACCCTCCTCGCGCATCGCCAGCACCAGCTCTTCGCGGCCGCGCGCACGTTCGTAGCCCGACAGCGCAGAAGCACAGGGCCCGCAGCGCTCGGGTGGCTTCGCGTTACCGGAATACGTCCGCGCTCCGCACTCAACGCATTCCCCGGAGTAGCAGGCCCGTTTGCGGCAGCGTTCCGAACACCATTTGCGCCGGCCCCGCGCAGGCTGCATGAGAGGAGTCCCGCATCCTTCACATCTTCTGCTCTCCGTCTGCATCTGGGGCTCCTCCCGCATTAGTTGACCTCCCTCCGAGTCCGGCGTCCAAATCCATCCCGGACGCCGGACTCGCTCGCTACCATCTACGCCTGCGCCGCCTCGGGCTCATCCCCGAACAAACGCGCAAGCACCTTCCCCGCAACAGCCGACGAAACACCCTCCGCGTCGAGAACATCAACGACCTGAATACGGTTGACAAGCTCGCCCGCAGGTTCCACCTTGAGCGTACGCAGCGTCTGGCGAAGAGTCCATTCCTCCACCTTCGACTGGCCATTCTTGTTCTTGTGCTGCGGCACCAACGCAACCTGCGCCGGCAGATAGCGGACGACAGCGACACCCTCCTGCTCAGGGTCGAACAGGCCGCCGCCCGTGATCGGCACCTCCGCCGAAGTCAACGAAGCCGTCACAGTCACACGCGCCCCAGACTTCACGAGATTCTTATAGGTGACCTCCGGATCGCCCTGAAGCGACCCGTGCGGGAACATCTCGCCCTGCCCGTCCTCGTCACCGTTCTGCACCCGGTCAGCGACACTCGTCCCACCAGCTTTCTCAGCCCTACGGCGAGCCAGCTCATCCTCATCCGGGCTCCCATCACGAGCAGCAGGCGTCCCCTCGGGCTTCTCAGCATCGCCAGGCGGGTCAGTTTTCGATCTAGGTGCAGCCATTCGCTTCTCCTTCGCTTCGTTGGTTGGCATTGAAATCCACCCTACTGCCGAGCCGTGCGAGCATCACCAGTCCAGCTCCTCGAACAGCCGCTCGCCGAGTTCATTCGCTCTTTCGACCTGGCCCCGCTGCCAGAAGTAGCGACGAAACGGCGGGATGGCACGCAGGAACCTCGGCACGACCCCCAACAGTTCCGCAAAGCGCTCGCCGTGATAGACGGGGGTCGTGCGCCTCACAGCTTCGGCCCGTACGTCCGCTCAAGATATGCCTCCATCTTCGGAGTCCTCGCAAGCCGCTCCGCGCGACACACCACAGCCCGCTTGAGCCGCTTGTGCGCGGTCGTGTGGTTCGCGTGACACCGCCTGCAAAGCCAGATGATGTTGTCCGCCTCGTCCACCAGCTCGGAGTAGTGCTGCTCGTCAAAGATGTGGTGGGGGTCCATCGCTCGACCCGAGCAGCCGGGCTTCTCGCACGTGCCTTGGCTGCGCGTGAACGCGGCCTCCCTCGCGGCCTGGTATGCGGCCGTGCTGCGCGTGCTCGGCCTGCGGCGCCTCCCCTTCAACGGTTTGCGAGAACGGCGCAGCCAATCAGCCACCTTCGCGGGGTCCGCACGGAGAGGCTTCGAGCGCTTCACGCCTCGGCCCCCACCACACGCGTGACCTCGCGCTCAACCTCAGCCTCCCGCGCCGGCTCCTCCCCATGATTCAACCCGCACAAGACGCGGAAATTGCCCGTCGCCTTCCCGTCCACATGAATCGTGACCCCAGCCCACAACTCCTCGCCGTCCTCGAAACCAAGACGCTCTAGATCGAAGAACGAAACACCGATCCCGTACGCCGGCTTATGCGTCGGGTTCTCCCGGTCATGGCCCGCTACACCGCGGCGGAACCGCTCAAGGTTCGCTGCGATCCTCGACAGGTCGCTCATGCCTTCCCGTCTCTCTCCCTGCGAGCCTCAACAACAGAAGCACGCATCGCCTCAGCAAGCGCAACGCTCGTGTCCCGGGTCGGCGGACGATCCGCACCGTCAGGCGTAAAGTCTTCAAAGCGCTGTTTACCGCCCTTGATATTACGGAACCCGAGCACCCGGCGCCCCTTGGCGTACTTGAGCGGGATCGGGCCATGCGCTTCCACCCACGATTCCAGGTGCGGCTTAACGGCTTTGTCGACCTCACGAGCCACCTTCCTAGCGCCCGCGATACGTTCGGCGTCAGCCTGAGAGTTGATCCCCCCCACCGTGATCTCGTCGTCAATCGGACAGAACCGCAGGCCAGTACACCACCGGCAATGCGCGCCCGGACTCGGCTTCCAGTGCCCGTGAGCGTTCAACGCCTCAATCGTCAACGCAGGCGGCTTGCCCGACGCGAGAGCAGAGTCGAACGCCTCCACCACCAGCGACAATTCCTCTTCCGCCTTCGGTAGATCCTGGCGTGTGATCCGTGCCGGCCGCGCCGCACTCAGCCTCTGATAGAACTCCCTGAGCACGACAGCCATCAGCGACTTGAAGTTCTGCATCCCCAGCACCCCATAGAAGCGCTGCTGGAAATAGCCCCCGTAGGACAAGCCCGCACCGTCCTGGTTGTTGTCCTCCTCGCGCTTCACTGGCGCATGCCACGACCCCTTCCAGTCACAGACAACTATTTCGTCGTCTCCACGGGCGATCATCAAGTCAAGCTGGCCACTGACCTGGCGCTCGATAAGCTCGCCAGTACCCTCCGCGCGGTAGCGGATAACCCCATCTAGACGCTTCTCGATCAGGTCTTCATGGATGCTCCGAATATTGAACGTCGAGTCTGCGGCCCACTTCCGGATCGTCCACCGCATGTCGTGAATCTCGCGGATCGGCACCCGCACGCGATCCTCGGGCCGGACGCCGTGCTGCCGTAGCTTCTCGATCAAGATTACCTCCGCCACATCGGGAGGGATGAACTCCGAGTCCGTACGGATCATCTCGCGCAAGCAGGCCGCGATGGCCCGGTGTTCGATCGTCCCCCTGGCTTGGGGCGAAGTTGACCATCCGTTCTCGTATTTGATCTTGAAGTAAGCCCCGAGTTCGCAGTCATCCAGCGTCGAGAGGTCGGACTGGCGCAGCTTCGGCCAGCGCTCGATTACCTCCTCCAGCGAGATCGGCTTGTCGGGTACCTCGCGCACGAGGCCAGCAGCGTTGCTCACACCGACCGCCATTCCCCATGCACGCCACACTCCACCTTGCCTTCGTCGGCGAGCTGCCGAAGATCCCCCCAAGTGTAGTCGTGGCCCATAAAAACACGCGCGTTGAGCTGAGCCTCGGTGAGAACGCCGCCCGCCTCGGCAAACACACGCAGTAGGGACTCATAGTTCAGGCCCGGCACATTCCAGTCATCCTCGCTCGACACGAACGACGCCCACTGCGCCTCGCTCATCTCAACCTCCACGAACTCGCGCTTGCGGTGCAGCCAGCCATGGTTCAGGTCACGCCTCCGAGTAGCTGTCGCGATACGGACCGTGACGGTGTGCTGGTGGCGGATGTCGCTGTCGAACAGCGTCGCCCCCGGAGGCGAACTCGACACGCGGCTAGCGCCGATCATCCCGAACGCGGGGTGCTGTTCGTCGCCATGCTCGTCTGTTGTCTGCGCTACGACCTCACGGCGGCTCATCGTTTCTTCGCTTCCCGCTCAAGCCGCTTCCGCTTCTTCCGAGCCGCGACAAGCACCCGTTCCGCCTGCCTATGCCTCGGAGAATGAGGGTCCATCGACTCCATCTGAGCTTCAAGACGCGCCTCCCGTTCGAGCCTCTGCTCAATCTCAGGCGACCCCGAACGAGAACGCCGAGCAGACGCCACCCCATTCGACGGAGGCCGACTACCAGGCCCCGCCCCCGCCGTACCGATGATGGGCCGGCCGTCCCAGCCACCGAGAGGGCTCATGCGGGCACCCTCCGGGCCAGCAGCAGGTCTGAGGCGTCCCTTGTCCTTGATCGGGTGCCCCATGACCTACAGCCCCAGTTGTGCGTCGCCCTCGCTGACCTCACGAGGAGGCCCCGTAGTCAACGCGTCAAGCTCAGCCTCCGCATCCGAACGCTGCTGCTCGCTCAGATCGTCGCCCGCGAGAGCCTCCTCCAGCTCGTCCACGCGGGCCTGCTGGATACGCGCCGCTGTCTCTAGCTCCTCCGCGGTCGCCTCCACGGGATCGCCTACCTGGAGCGGCGGCGGCACTACCTCAGCCTCCGGAGGGTCGGCAATGGCCGAGCGCGCCTTCAACTCTTCGATGGTTCTTTCGATGGCCTCCAGCTCCACGGAGGCCCTGTAGCTGCCGAGCCCCTTGAAGACCAGTTCGATCTTGCTAGCGGACCACGAGTGCGGCGCCAAGCTGTTCTGCTCATCAATCAGGTCCTTCGCGCGTTCCTGCTGCTCCAACGGGATGTTGTCGATGATCGCGTCCAACAACGCGCCACGGTCCTGCACAGGAGCCAGCTCCGGCGCGCCGTGGATCGCGCGGGCGACCTCCTCCTCAAGGTAGACCTGAGAGCCGAGGCCGCACAACGTCCGGTGGACGATGCTGATCGGCACCTTCTCGATCATGATCGCCACGGCGCTCCCCCACGGGCTGTACTGCACCTTTTTCTCAGACTTTGGCATGTATTCGTCCAGCGACGCATAGAAGTAGCGGGGAGGACGCCCACGACGCTCAGCGACCGCCCACGCGCCCAGCAGGTCCCCGTCGTGCGGCTTGGACTGGCGGTGGATCACGCCAGCACGCCCGCGGATACTCGCCGCAGCAGGATCGGGATCGACGCGCTCGAACGTGTCGCCCGCATACACCACGCCGGCTTCGTAGCCCATGTAGTCGTCGAACTTCCGCTCAGCGTGAGCGATCAGGCCGTCCCGGCCGACCATCAGCAGGAGCTTCCCGTCTTCGCCGTCCCGGCCTTTGCCCTTCGCGGCCCAGATCTCGTTTGCCCAAGGATTCATGCCCAAGCCGCGAGCAATCTCCAAGAAATGGCCAACCTCCGCGCCCGAGAGGCCCTTGCAGACCGTGGCCTGCAACAGCTTCAACTGCTCCGCGTTGATCTGGTTGATCCACGGCTTCTCGGTCAGCGCCTCAATCGGGTCGATGCGCTCAAGCTCGGTGCTAGTGCTGCTGCTCATGGCGAGTCTCCTCAAGGTCGGCTCCGGTAACGCCACGAATCTATAGCACACCCGCCCCGAGAACCGTGCGGCCCCCCGCTCTCTTGGCAAGAACAGGGGACCGCACGTGTCGCGGGAGCTGTTACCGAGATCACCGCAA